AAAACACGGGTATTGTAGAGCCCAGTTCTACAAAATTATTAATTTAAACCTTAAATCTATGTTAGTCCAGAACTTTGGTACTTCCGAGCTATTACCGAAAGTGGCGTATGGGCGTAGCTTGGGTTTGAAACTGAGAAAGAAATTCGTGAATGAGGACATTTCCTCAGACGATTTTCTCTTACCACTTAAAACCTATCTCAAGAAAGGGTGGTTTGAGCGCCCTCGTGGACCAAAATTTTCAATTTGTATCCACGAAGAACCAAATGCACCGCAATCTATCCGACGTAAGGTGAGAAAATCCATCCGGAACGGGTTGTCGACGCCAGTGATTACTGATGGTGTTATGTCAGTCCTGAAGAAGAAAATAAGAAAGAGAGTGAGTGATGGAAGTATAGATGGCCGTCGTTTACAAAGTCTTCTGAAGGGCGATCGTTTGCTACGAATTCTGTTGTGTGATTATCCGGCTTTTAGTCTTAAGGACGTTTACGGCTTGGGGAATGGTTTGTATAAGAAGTTGGATACTCTATTTGTCTTAGATGCGTACATCAAGAAAGACGGTGAATCATGGGTGGCTGATATACAAGTTCGCCGTATATTAGACGGTGAGATCAGCTTACAGTACACTACAGTAACAGTCCAGGTGTGGAATATAGGTATGGCTTTAGATTGGCTGATGAATATGTTAGTCTTCAGTTAATTCAGAAATGACAATCATTTTGGATGGCCATTTAATTACAAATTTAAATCGTACGTTTATGAATCCAATATTACTAGTTGGAGATAGGCTGGCAAACAAAGCTAGACGCCGTCATAATGGGGGTCTTGCTATGGAAGTGCTCACATACTTCGTTGAGTTACGGCGAGACATCTTACATGATAACGACCCTGACATGAGCGAAGCTTTGTCAAAGGGATGGCTGCATAAAGGTGTCGTGCAGTTCGAAAATGGAAAGTCGATCGATATTTTCCTGACAAGACATAAAGGACGTTTATTGTGTCGCTTGATACTACCCATGGGCACTTACCGTCCAGCTATATTGATCGATAGTGATTTCGATACTGTACATGAGAAGATATTACGATTATTATATTCATATGATCATTAAAAATTAAAAACAAAGGAGGTATTTATGGCTTATAAAAAATTTTCGACAGGTAACGTTAAATTAGCTCCATCTACGTACTTACTGAATTACTACCTCAGTAGGACGATGAATCAATCGATCTCCGTTCCTGTAGCGTATGAAGCGACACTATTCGTATTCGATTTTCGTCGCGAGCTAGAGAGAGCAGAGATGTTTCGGGATTCTACGCGCAGTTCACTAAGATCAGTCGTACAATTATTGTCCCGTGTAATCAACGAAACCAGCGTTGAGAACGTGAAGAAAGTTCTTCAGGAGGCTGGTGTGGCTGAGGCAAATAACGATGATTGGGTTTTGCAGTTGGTGGATCGCATGCAAACTGGTATATACCGTTCAGTGACCCAGGGATCTTTAACCCCTTTGATGCTTAAAGACGTCTTGCAGCGCGCGGATTTTACCTCGTTACTGGAGACCTTTAATCAAAACATGGGCTATGCTGAAATCGAGCAGATTCTCCATCAATCCAGCAATTCTATGGTATGTTCGTCCAGTCGGATTCTACTGAATCTGTGGCTTCTTATATTCATGGGCAATTGGCCTAGAATCCGGGCTATAATTTTGCGTACGGTTTGTATACCATTATGGACAAGATACCCGGAGCGTCCTCTGAAGCTAAGTTGGACTATGTCATGAACAAGATCAGTAGTGTTACGACGGGTAGGCCTTATCTAGATTATCTACCTGTTATCGAAGGTATGGTATATGAGATACATTCTTCCGCTTTAATGACAGATGTTACTTATTATCAGCTTCTACATGCGTTCTTCCGCATGCTGCGAAGTTTGATGGGAGTATACACGAATCCTGAGACGGTGAATGTGAACATCCAAGACTTCGTTAATATGGCGGTCACCGGAATCGGTGAATTACTACCCTTCCTACCAGCAGAAGTACCGAATGAAGTTCCCAGTCGTGCAGAACAGCTTGTCGTAACTTTATTCCATTTCCATTTGACGTATCGTATTTTGTTAGGGCAATATGGAAATTTGTCGGCTCGCATCGAGCAAGTTAAGGATATCAGGAAGTACAGTAGGAACGATGCTTATGAGCAAGTGATACGCGACGGAATAACCATATCATCCGTAATATTTGAATCTTTCTTAGATACCGCGGCCCTGCTTAAAAACATGCTGCAGTCAGATCGCATATTGTATGTTGAAATGCATCCTTTACAACAAAAGCAGGTAGCTGAATTCGTATGGAACTATCTTGGTAAGTATAAAAACTTTGGTAGTCTAGAGCGAAGTCGATTTTTAAATCAACCCGCACATATCATAAATCAATCTGTTCCTGAAGGTTTTGTTAACTTCGATTTCTTCATTCGTGATGAGGTTTATGATTCTGAACAAAAGATCATCGTAAATCCTCATGATTGGAGTGTGACGGAGTACGCTAAACAGAAACTGGTTAAAGGGTCCTCCTTGGACACACCTCTACCAGCGGGGGCTAATACTAGACTCCTAAGCTTCGCCAAGGACGTACAAGTAGATTATGTATATAGAGGAAATTTACCTAGTCTATTGGATCACGATCTGGTAATATATTCGACACGCCTTGTTCCACTTAGTAAGATACGTTATGTTGGAATGTTCCGCTATCTTAGTCAATTTGGAAAGATTAGGTACATACACACTCCAGAACAACTATCCGTCGTCTTAGGGATTCCTCTAGAAGTCGCTAAAGCACAATTTTCGGGTGATTTGATGTATTTCGATTTTACCGAGCATAAGACTATACATTACATCTGGAATCACAACGAATTTCCCGTATACGAGGAAGGAATTTTGGATTCAGCCGAGTTATCTATTTACGTTACACCGTTCGTAGCGCATTATCCAGCTGTACTTATTGATGAAATCGAAGTTGGTGATCCGAGGGCTTTGCGTACACCTAGCAGATTAGAACCTCCGTTACCCAGCACGGACGGTAAAGTAGGAAATGCCATCGTACATAACGACATGATTCAGTCGCAAGTTAATAACTCGATGTCAGAGACTAAGAAGGAGGAGGATAGTACTGGTTCTTCACCAACTAACACCAAGACGATATGAGAAGTGAAGTAAACACGCCCTTCTTTGACAGTGTGATATCCGATCTGAGCGAGGACTTCAACGGAGGCTTAAGAGCCACGACTAAAGGCAGGTTGGTCTTAAAGTCAGGATATATGGATAAAAGATTCAAGGATCTGAGTATGCGCAGGAACGTCAGTTTGAATGAGAGGATGGATCAACAACGGGAGTTTATCCGCTTGTTTATGGATTACGCGAATGGGTTGCGCCCGCTCTTAACGGATTACGATATGGAAGTTGGCTTAGCGAGTACATGTGCTCTAGGTATAACCAAACCTGGAGCACTTGACCTTGACTTCCTTGGTGATTTGGGAATTCAGGGTAACAGCAACCATATGTATCCAGAACCAGTTAAGACTGCCGTAATTCATTACTATAGTGATCTGCGCAGACGCTTAAAGCTTGAATTGAGTAATCCTATACCAATGACGCTTCCTCGAATGCGGAATGTCGGTTGGCCTTCCCCAGTTGCTACGCGTGACAGAAACTTAAGTGATATACTCCTTGCGTTACACGTAGCTTTGCATGTAGGTGGCGAATCTAAAGGTATGACGTTGAGTGATATAATCAACTTCCTTAGAGAATATCACGGTGAACCCTTCACAGCATATGCAGAACGTTATCAGCACACAGATAAGACAATGCCTTTGCTCATTGGTGACAAAGTATACTATTCGAAGAATTTCGTCCCCCGAGTACGTGGTATATACATGTCACCCAAAATAGCTGTCGCTCGCAATAGACGTGTAGTCAAGCTGATGAATAAACTAATATTAAGTACTCCTATGCACGCGCAAGATCGAAATATAATTAGGAAAAGGATTGAAGATGCTATTAGGAAGGGTTGGCAGGTCCTACCACTAGATTACAGTAAATATGATCAGAGTCAAGGCTATCCTAGAGGTCTCCAGATATTAGAAGTGATCAATAGAATAGTCGGTGGCAATCAGAAGACAATGGAGGACCTTAAAACGGAATATTTCATGCCGATATTAACGTTTTCTAGGAAGGGACCATTTATATTCGAGAATGCGCCGATAATGACGTCCGGTGCCAGCTTTACTAGTGTAGTCAATACTGTGGGTAATGATTTGAACGTGGTTGAAGTATTATCAACAACTACAGGACGTGCGCCTGATGACATAATTAAGGATTTAGGACGTTCCTGGGATATACTAAGTTGGGGTGATGACACAGTCCTAATGTTAGACAGAACTCACGATACCAAGAAAGTGGTACAAGGGTTCGGCGAGATAGTTGGAATCAAGGTGACCGAAGAACCTACAGTTAAGTATCTGGGAGTCCACTATCACAAGGGCAAGTTCCAGGGTACTATGGATAACCATTACCCTATCAGTAGGTGGATTCAGCAGGAGTTATTTCCAGAACGAAGGAAAGATTATCCCTTCAGTGTTATTGGATACATAGCGCGTACAGAGCTACTAGATCCCAGTAAGCAGAGTGAAGTTCACCGCTTTAAGTTGTCACGATGGAATACGGATCACATGGGTCCCAGTTTCACATGGAAAGAAAGGCAAAATGTGCTAAAGAAACTCTTGCCAGAAGTGCAGAAGAGATCGGATTTGATAGCTCAAATTGATGATATCTTAAACATCTTCACACATGGGACGGATGATCTGGAATTAGTTCCAGATGATGACTTACGGGCCCTACTAACGGGTAGCACATTAGACGTATCTGATCCAGTTAAAGTTCTGAGGGACTCAGGAATGGAGGATCACGATATTAAATATTTTAATGAGATCCTGAGTGGGAAGCTAGAAAGTTATCTGAACTTCATCAACGCCCTTATCATTAAGTTCAAACTACAATGGCGGCGACATGATGTTATATATTGATTTCGGGTTAACCGGAACAATGGGAC